GGCGGACGGAACCGCCTGGAACCTGGACAAGGTGGGCGACGCCATCAAGGAGTTTTCGATCCGGGCCATTGACGGGAGCGACAGCACGGTGGAGGCGTTCACGTCCCTGGGGTACAACGCGGAGAACATCATGGCCACCTTTGCCGCCGGAGGCGAGGGGGCCAACAAAGCATTTTTTGACGTGATCAACACCCTTATGGCCGTTGACGACCAGGTGGAGCGGGACGCCCTGGGCGTGGCCCTGTTCGGCACCATGTGGGAGGACCTGGGGACGGAGGCCATGGAGGCCATGGCCGGCGCGTCCCAGGCCGCCTACGATACCGAGGGCGCCCTGGAGAAGATCAACCAGGTCAAGTACAACGACCTGGACAGCGCGATCCAGGGGATCGGCCGCCAGATGGAGGTGGCCCTGCTGCCGGCGGCGGACGCCGTGTATCAATCCCTTATGGACAGTATGCCGGAGATCACGGAGGCCATGGAGGAGGTGTCCCCAGTGATCGCAGAGATCGCCGGGGACTTTGCCGACTGGGCTGGCGGGGCCATTTCGGACGGCCTGCCGGTCCTGGTGGACGGGATCCGCGACTTTGCAAACTGGGCGGGCAAGGCATACGAAAAGGCCAAGCCGTTCCTGTCCTTCCTGTGGGAGCATAAGGGGACGGTGCTGGCCGTGGCCGCTGGTGCAAAAGCCCTTTCCGTAGGAATGGGAGCAGCCAACAAGGCCATGGGTGCCTATAAAAACGCAAAGGGTATGCTGGCAAACCTGCAAAAGATCGTTCCGGTATATACAAAGTTGATTGCGGCCAAGGTCAAAGACAAGGCAGAAACCGCTTATTTGTATGCGCTGGAGGTAAAAGACGTACTGATCCGGGCCAAGACAACGGCGGCAACCTGGGCGCAGACTGCGGCCACAAAGGCCAGCACACTGGCGACTAAGGCGGCAACCGTCGCCACAAAGGCCATGAGCGCAGCGGTGAAATTCCTGACCAGCCCAATGGGAATGACGCTGGGGATCATAACGGCCGTGGCGGCCGCCCTGGTCCTGCTGTATAAGAACTGGGACACCGTAAAGGCGTGGCTGGTGAATTTCGGGAACACCGTGAACCAGATCTGGACCAACTTTTCCAACATGGTGGGGAACGCGATCACCGCCATCGGCCAAAAATTCCCCCTGCTGGGCGCCTACCTGCAGGGGTGGTGGGAGAGTATCCAGGCGGCGGTGGATAACGTCAAAGCGATTTTTCAAAATATCATCGACTTTATCAGCAACGTATTTTCCGGCAACTGGAGCGCGGCCTGGCAGAACATTGTAAACATCTTCGGAAATTTGTTCGGCATGATCGTGAACCTGGCCAAGGCACCGATCAACGGGGTCATTTCGGCCATTAACTGGGTGCTTTCAAAGATCAACAGCATTTCCGTGACGATCCCGGACTGGGTGCCGGGCGTGGGCGGAAAAACACTGGGGTTCAATATCCCCACGATCCCGCAACTGGCGGAGGGCGGCGTGGCCACCTCCCCCACCCTGGCGGAGATCGGCGAGGGCGGGGAACCGGAGGCCGTCATGCCACTGTCCAAACTGGCGGCCATGCTGGACGAATACACAAAGAAACCGAAACCGACCGGCGGCGCAGACGGCCAGGAGGGCGGCGACGGGGAAACTATCGTATTCTCCCCCGTGCTGAACTTCTACGGCAAAGCAGACCGCGAGGAGGTGGAGGAGGCCACCCGGATCTCCTTTGAGGAGTTCAAGCGCCTGTATAAGCGCCTGAAAGCGGAGGAGCGCCGGAAGAAATTCAAGCCGGAGCCTGCGATGGGGTAAGGAGGGCGCCATGGAAAAGACCTATACGACGAAACAGGGCGACGCCTGGGACGCCATCGCGTTCCGGGTGTACGGCGACGTGAAATATACCGGCTTTCTCATGCAGGCCAACTTCCCGCACCTGGACACCTTCGTGTTTGACGCGGGGGTGGTCCTCCAAACGCCGGACCTGCCGGAGGACGACGACCTGGCCAACGCGCCGATCTGGAGGACCACCGCATGAGGACACGGAGAGCGGAAACGGATCTGACCTGGAACGGCGCGGCCGTCACCAGCAAAATGGTGGGCTACAAGGCCACCGTGACCTATACGGACGCGGCCAGCGGCGAGGCGGACAGCCTGGAGATAAGCATGAACGACCGGGACCGCCAATGGACCACGGCGTGGATGCCGAAAACCGGGGACACCCTGACGGCCGCCATTAAGGTGTACGACTGGGAGCGGGAGGGGGACAACCGGACCCTGGACTGCGGATTTTTCATCCTGGACAATTACAGTTTTTCGTGGTGGCCAATGACCGGGACCATTTCGGCCGTGTCGGTGCCGGCGGATAGTGCTTTCCGGGCGACGCAGCGGACCAAGACATGGGAAAAGGCCACCCTGCAGGCCATAGGAAACGAGATCGCGGCCAGGGCGGGCATTACCCTGACCTGGGACGTGGAGGGGGAACCCATTACCGTCGAAAGCGTGGAGCAATCCGAGCAAACGGACTGCGAGTTTTATATGAGCCTGTGCGAGGAATACGGCCTTTCCATGAAGGTGTACGCCCAAAAAATCGTGGTGTACGACCGGGAGCAGTACAAGGAGCGGGACGTGGCGGGCACAATCCGGGAAAGCGAGATCGAAAGCGGTTCCTGGAATACCACCCTTGACGGGACCTATACCGGCGGGGAATACACCTACACGGACCCGAACACCGAGGAGGAGATCAAGGTCACGGTGGGGACGGGAACCCGGATCCTGAAACAATCCGGCAAGGCCGACAACAAGGCCGACGCGGAGCGCAAGATCACGGCGGCGGTGGCCAACGCCAACCACGGCGCCACCACCCTGTCCCTGACCATCATGGGGCGGCCGGACCTGGTGGCCAGCCAGTGCGTCACCGTGGTGGGGATCGGCCGCCTCTCCGGCAAGTATTTTATCGACAGTATCACCCACACGGTGGGCGGAGGATACACCATGGACATGGAACTGTCCCTGGTGGAGGCCATGACCGAGGAAGTGATCAAGGACGCCACAGAGCGCCTGGCGGCGGTGGGCGTCATGGACAGCCCGGAATACTGGGTGCAGCATTACAAGGACGTGGCAAACCTGGACGGCCTGATCCTGAACATGGCCACCCGGATCAAGGTCAACCTGGGCGGCAGCAGTATCACCACCGTGGACGACGCCCTGGACGTGCTGACCCGCACCGGCGTGATCAACTCCCCGGACTACTGGGCCAGCAAGCACAGCGCCCTGGCGTGGCTGGATCGGCTGCTGATCAATGCCGCCAACGCCCTGACCGAGTAAGGAGGAGCCAATGAAGGGAGAAATTCGCCTGGGGAAAATATCGTCCATCGACTACGCCAAGGGCATGGCCCGGGTGGTGTACCACGAAAAGGACGACGACGTGACGCGCCTGATCCCCCTTCTCTCCCATGAGTACAAAATGCCCCCGGTGGGGTCCCAGGTCCTTGTGGTCCACCTGTCCAACGGGACGGAGGCCGGGGTGGTCCTGGGGCGGCCGTGGAGCGACAAGAACGCGCCGCCGGAGGGCGGGGCCAACCTATACCGGAAGGACCTGGGGCAAAACCCGGGGGACGCCATGATCCGGTACGACGGCAGCACCCTGACCATCAAATGCACCGGGGCCATCAACATCGAGGCCGGCGGGGCAATTACCATCAACGGGGCCACCATTGACCTGAACTAAAGGAGGCGGGAACCATGCCAAACGCGGCAAGACTGACGGACGCGGTGGACGGGACCACCGCCGGGGAACATTCGGGGCACGTGCCCCCACATTCCCCCGAGCCGTTCACCGGGGAGATCTCCGGGGCCTGTTCGGGGAATGTTCGGATCAACGGACTGGCGGCCGCCACGGTGGGCAGCACCACCACCGAGCGGGACGGGTGCTGTGGGTCCAGCCAGGGCGCGGTGGCGGCCGGCAGCGGGACGGTGCGGATCAACGGGAAAGCGGCGGCCAGAACCGGCGACGCCCTGGCGCCCCATAGCGGGACCGGGAACATCGCCGGGGGCAGCGCCACCGTGCGGATCGGAGGGTAAACCATGGCCATCGGAACACTGGGAAGGAATGTCGTCTTTGAGGTGAGCGACGACCGGGTTTTTACTTTTTCGGAACTGACCCGGGAGGTCACGAGCCGGTGGACCAATCACGAACCCCAGGGGGTCAAGCCAAAGCCGGAATTTTTGGGGGCGGGCCTGCAGACGGCCAGCCTGACGATCACCCTTTCCGCCACCCTGGGGGTACGCCCCCGGGACGTGCTGGAGGCCATCGAGAATATGGTGGAGAACGGGACGGCGGAAACCCTGGTGATCGGAAACAGGCCGGTGGGCAGTAACCCCTTCCGGCTGACGGGTTCGAGTGAGGCGTGGAACACTGTCTACAACCGGGGCGAACTGGCCCGGGCCACCCTGACCATAAGCCTGGAGGAGTACACATGAACGAAACCGGCGTTTACGACTTCAAACTGGAATACACCTTTGCCGGAAACGCCCTGGCGGAACTGGACCGGCAACTGGCCCTTCTCCTGTCCACACGGGAGGGCACCATGCCCCTGGATCGGGAGTTCGGCCTGAATATGGACTTTGTGGATATGCCGCCAGAGGTGGCCAAAAGCCTATACACGGCGGAGGTCACGGAGAAGGTGGCCAAGTTCATACCGACGGTGAAGGTCCGGGAAATCACCTGGGACACCGGCGGGCAAGGAAATTTAATTGCAAAGGTGGTGATCACAAGTGCCTGACGAAATGAACGCGATCAAGAACCTGCCGGACATTTCTTTCATCGACAACAAGACCATTGACCAGGTGCGCCAGGAAATGGTGGCGGACTATGAAAGTTTTATTTCCGAGGCCACCGGCCAGACCGTGACCCTGGAGCGGTCCAGCGTCCACCGCATGGAACTATACGCGGCGGCGGCGCAGATCTACCAGGCCATGCAGTACATTGACCGGCAGGGAAAGCAAAATATTCTGAAATACTCCTATTCGGACTTCCTGGACAACCTGGCCATTTTTAAGGGCGTGACCCGGAACCCGGCCACGGCGGCCACCACGACCCTGCGCTTTACCCTTTCGGCAGAGCGGGACACAGCCACCGGGATCCCCCAGGGGACCCGCGTTTCCACGGCGGGGTCCATCTACTTCGCCACGGACGTGTACGCGGAGATCCCGGCGGGATCCACCACCGTGGACGTGCCGGCCACCTGTACGGTGGCGGGCACCGACGGAAACGGGTTCGCCGTCGGGGAACTGTCCACCATCGTGGACCCGATCCCCTACGTGGCCAGCGTGAGCAATACAACAGCCACCGAGGGCGGCGCAGAGATCGAGAGCGACGACGACCTGGCGGAACGGGTTTTCCTGGCCCCTGGGGCCTATTCTACGGCCGGACCGGAGGACGGATACCTGTACCACGCCAAGGCGTACAACGCCGCCATAGGCGACGTGGTGGCCACCAGCAACCAGGCGGCGGGCACCGTGGACATTGTTTTCATCATGGCCGACGGCAGCACCCCGGGGGAGGAAATGATCGAGGGTCTGGAGGGATACCTGCAGGGAAAGACGATCCGCCCCATGACGGACCTGGTGCGCGTCGCGGCGCCGCAGGAAATCCAGTACACCATCAACCTGACCTATTACATCAACCGGAGCGACAGCGCCCAGGCCGTGACGATCCAGCAGGAAGTGGCGGCGGCGGTGGAGCAGTACAAGACCTGGCAGCGGGCCATAGGACGGGATATAAACCCCTCCCAACTGGTCCGCATGGTCATGGACGCGGGAGCCAAGCGCGTGACCGTGACGGCCCCCACATACACCACCGTGGACGCCACCAAGGTATCCGCCCTCCAGGGGGAGGCCGTGATCAGTTACGGGGGGCTGGAAGATGATTAAACTTTCCGGGAGCCGGTTCACAGATATTATGCCGGACAACCTGGCCAGCCAGGTGGAACCCCAGGCTTTTGCCTATGCGGTGGGGCGGCAGATCGAAAAACTGTGCGCCTACTCCGACGCGGCCAGGACCTACGCGGCCATAGCGACCATGCCGGAGTGGCTGCTGGACTATATGGCCGTGGAACTTCGCACCCCGTCCTATGACGAAAACTATTCCCTGAAAACCAAGCGGGCGCTGATCCAGGGGTCCCTCCTGTTCTACACGCAAATGGGGACGCCGGCGGCGGTCAACCGGATTATTGAAACCATCTTTGAAACCGGGTACATCGAGGAATGGTACGAGTATGACGGGGATCCCCACCATTTCCGGGCCTACGTAGGCGACGGCGGAGAGGTGGGGCCGGGGGAACTGGAGGAGTTCCGGCGGGTCCTGTCCTCCGTCAAGCGGCTTTCGTCGTGGCTGGACGATATTATCACAATCACAACCATGGACCCGGAGATCGTGACATTTACGGGGACCATGGGAAAGGGGTACACGTCCACGCCAATGCCGGAGGCGCCGGTGGACTATCACATGGACGCCCCGATCTATGCGGGCGGCGCTTTCGGAACCATAACACAAACCGCCATCCCGGCGGCAATCTAAACAGGAGGAAAACCCATGTTTTACGGATTTGTAATTACAGAGGCCGGAAACGCCCTTCTGGCCAGCATGGTGGCCGGACAGACGTTGACCATCACCGGCGTGACCATGGATAAAGGAACGGCGGAAAGCGCGGAGGCGGCCCGGCAACTGACCGCCCCCATCGACCCGGGACCGGACGGGACCAGCACTGTACCGACGGTGGACGGGAACGCCGTCAACATGATCGTGGAGTATCGGTCCGACCTGAACGGCGGCCTGCAGGAAGGGTTCTGGATCGGAGGCTTTTCCATTTTTGGAAAGGTGAGCGACGGAGAGGAAACCATGATCGGGTACGGTTCCCTGGGCGACGCCAAGCAGTACGTGAGCGCCTACGTGTCCGGCACCGCGCCGGACGTGCGCCGGTATCCTATCTCCATCACCGTCACCACGGGGATCCAGGTGGACGTGAACTATCCGGCGGAGGCGTGGATGACCGCCGAGGACGTGGCGGACTACTTCAACGGGACCCTAAAGCCGGATCTGGAGGACGGCCTGCAGGACCTGATCGACGAACACAACGAGGACCCGAACGCACACGGCGGCGCCCTGGAGAACAAGCAGGACAAGATCGAGGTGGAGGGGATCCTGAAAGGGACCAAGACCACCGGAGAGGGCGGCGACACGTACAGCGTGGGAGCGGCCACGCCGGGCACCGACTACCAGGCCCCCACCAACGCCCTGACGGCGGCGCAGGCCATGACCACCCAGGACCTGATCCCCTTCTATGACGTGACCAACAACCAGCACAAGCGGACCACCCTGCAGGCGCTGAAAGAGGCCATCGGGGTGCAAAGCCCGGCCATCAATGTGACCACCTGCGCGGGGGCCTCCGTGACCTGTTCGGACGGCGTGACCACCCTGGAGGGCACAGGGTCCACGGAGTTTGAACTGCCCAACGTGGGAAACTGGACCGTGACCGCCCAACTGAACGGGGAAAGCGTGTCCGAGGTGGTGAACGTGAGCGGCGCCCTGCTGTATGAGGTGGACCTGATGATCACGAGCGGGATCGCCGTGACCACCCAACCCACCAAGACCACCTATTTCATCGGGGAGGCGTTCGACCCGACGGGCATGGTGGTGACGGCCACCTTTGCCGACGACACCACCGCAGACGTGACCGAGGACTGCACCTTCTCCCCGGAAACCATGGCGGCGGGCACCCAATCCGTAACCATTACATACGTCCGGGCGGGCGTCACCAAGACCGCCACGGTGGCGGTGGCGGTGCGGACCCTGGACCATATCGCTGTGACCACGCCGCCCAGTAAGACGGCCTACAAGTACGGGGAAACCTTCCAGCCGGCAGGCATGGTGGTGACGGCCTACTACACCGACGAAACCAGCCGGGCGGTGACAGGGTACACCTACTCCCCCACCGGCGCCCTGGCCATGAACAACACCACGATCACCATTTCCTACACGGAGGGCAGCGTGACCAAACAGACCACCCAGGCCATCACCGTGGCCAAGGTGCTGGAGAGTATCGAGATCACCACGCCCCCCAACAAAACCGCCTATTTCTCCGGGGAAACCTTCAACCCGGCGGGCATGGTGGTGACGGCCCACTACAACGACGGGAGCAGCGCGGCGGTGTCCGGGTACACCTACTCCCCCACCGGCGCCCTGGCCACGGGAAACACCACGATCACTGTTTCCTATGCGGAGGGCGGCGTGACCAAAACGGACACCCAGGCCATCACCGTGACCGCGATCTCCAACACCCTGAACAGCAATTCCTGGGCCACCATCAAGGCCGTTTCGGACGCCGGGCAGGGCGCCAACTACTGGGACGTAGGCGACACCAAGCAGATCACGATCAACGGAAAGGTGGGGAATACGAACATTTCCAACCTGGCGATCAACGTGTTTATTATCGGGTTCAACCACAACGCCAGCCGGGAGGGTTCCAACCGGATCCACTTCAAGATCGGCAAAATCGGCAATACCCAGGTGGGCCTCTGTGATAGTGAATACGGAAATTATACTTCCACCTCCGGCGCGTTCACGATGAACACCAGCAGCACCAACAGCGGCGGGTGGGCCAACAGCCACATGAGAAAGACGGTGCTGGGGTCCGACGCAAGCCCCACCAGCCCCCGGGCCAACACCCTGCTGGCGGCCCTGCCGGCGGACCTCCGGGCCGTTATGAAACCGATCACCAAGTATTCGGACAACACCGGCGGCGGCAACAATACGGCCAGTTATGTGACCAGCACCACGGACTACCTGCCCCTGCTTTCGGAGTTCGAGTACCACGGAACCCGGACCTATGCCAACAGCGCGGAGCAGAACTTCCAGCAGCAGTACGCCTATTATCAGGCGGGCAACAGCAAGGTGCATTATAAGCACAACGCCACCGGCACGGCGGCCATTGTCTGGTGCCGTTCCGTCTATGCGGGCAACACGCACATTTTCTGCCGTGTCAACACCAACGGCAGCGCCAACTCCGCC